GGGTATCGTGGACGTGTATGTTGAGCGTGAGACGGGTAAGAATGAGGGTCCTGACATTGTTCGTGTGACGTTGCAGGTTGCGTGTGTAAACTTTCACGTCGTGTCCTAGATGAGTGTGCGATTACAGGTTAGCGTTGACTTTGAGGGAACGTTGACTGATCTGCTGAGTTTCAGCTTCGGGCTGGGGGATCCAGTGAACGATGCGCTCTTGACGGTTGTGAACAGGATTCTCGAAGATGTGAGGCGCTTTACTCCTGTGCGCACCGGGTATCTGTTGAGTACGGAGAGTCTCGAGCAGCGAGGGTTTTGGTCGTTTGCGATTTATGCGCGCGCATTGTACGCTGCTTTTGTAGAGTTTGGAACAAGGCACATGGCAGCACGTCTGTTCATGACACGTGCGTTTGAGCTTCACAGAGATGAGCTCGCTCTTGATATCGGTTATGCCGTGAGTACGTGTATTGCGAATACGTTTGGGTGAGCTCCTTTGGATAAGTGGGTTTCCCTTCACGTACGCAAGAAGCTGATTAACCTTGCCGTGCGTATTCTGAACAGGCTCGTGCCCTGTCGGGATCCTGAGTATCCTCAGACCCGGCTGCTCGAGGACGTTTATGAGAGGCTGCTGCAGGCGTATATGCTTGAAGTGTTCTGCGGCCGCTTCGACGACGTGCCCTATCAGGCCTTGGATAGGCTTAGGGACAGGCACTTTCTGAATGTGCTTGAGCTCAGCCGGAAGCTTCTGACGTACCTGGGCGACACGGACCGTTATTATCGGCAGTGGCTGGGCCTCTTCTTTCTGCTCGTTCATGACGTCGTGGAAATGCAGCAGCAGAGCATGGGCTTCGAAGAGTTTCTTGCTTCTGTCCGAGCTCAATGGGACTTTGATATGAAGGGCGCCTTTCCCAAAGAGTATTTTGACGCGCACAAACGTATCTTTCAGGAAATTCTTCTTGCGAATAACCTTTGTAATTTGTGCTCGAAAAAGCTTGAAGGTTTTCCTTCAGCTTCGAGACACGCTAATGAGCAGCAATAGAGGTGAAAAGACGGAATGAGTATGCCATTAATAGGCCGCAATGCAGTTATTCAGATAGGCGTGACTACGGTTGGCTTCGCGCAGGGCGTCACGGCGAACATGACTGCTGACCTTATCAAAGAGTTTCAGTTGAACAGTGACAAGCCTGCTATTCTGGAGGATGGAAACAAGCATTTCAAATTCACAGTTGATAAGATGTACATTGACAAGACGTATGCTCAGCAAGTTTACAGCGGTGCATCTGTTGACCTTATTTTTGCTCCAGCAGGCACAAGCTCTGGGAAAGAGAAGATAACCTATAAGACTTGCACGTTCACTGCTTGGGATATGAAATTTGACCAAAAAGGCATTGTGGGCGAGAAGCTTGCAGGCGAGGCCAGCGATGTTCTGTGGAGCACATTCTAGGCTTCCTTTTCTTAGTTTCCCCGTTTTTACGGAATTCCTAGTTTCAACATTTCACGGTGACATGTATGAGTGAAAACGAGATAGATTGGGCTAAAGCAACGGAGATGGAGAATCGTCTCAAAGAGTTTGAAGAGGAAAAATTGAAGCGAGTCCGCGTCTTCAACCCGAAGCAGCTTGTTAAGAATGCCAAAGATATCCATGAAGTCTACGACGACGACCTAGGCCTGATACGATACAGTCTTCTCAGCTATAACCAGCTTGACGAGATCATCGAAAACTTCAAGGACAATAAGGATCGTAGCATTCAGCTTCTTTTCAAGCAGCTGTCCCCGGCTAACGAAGGCTTGACCGTTGACGATATAAAAGCCATGCCCTACGAGGTTGTTGTGCGTCTGTTAACGAAGCTGCAGAAAGAGGGCGGTTTTTTTCCCCCGAAGCCGTTGGAGAATGGCTCGAAGTCGACGGAGCAGCCCAAACAATCGGGTTCATAGCGCATGAATACGGCTACACCCTAGAGCAGATCGGGAGTTTGACTCCCTTCCAAATCCAGTTTCTCAGAGAATGGGCAAAATGGTTTTACAAGCAGAAAGGTTAGACTTGAATGAGCAGCAGCGAAGTTGAGGTACACCTAGTTTGCTACGATGAGGCTTCAGACGTTATCGCAAGTGTAGGCTCTAACCTTTCAGCAACGTTTACGGATGTCGAAGGAAACACGCAAGAGCTCGCAAGCACTACGGACAGCGCGACTTCCCAGATCGCTGGTGACTACAATCAGGTTGGAAGCTCTGCTCAAACAATGTCAGATGACGTTGACACTGCGAATAACAGTTGCAAAGGCTCCGCGATGGCCATGAACAGCACCGCCCTCGCCGGCGCAACGCTTTTCATGAGTTTTGAGAGAATACAGAACAGCGAAGTTGCCCTTGACAGAGCTCACCTAATGGTTGAACGTAGCACCTTGGCCGTGCAGAAAGCTCAGGAAGGCTACAATGCAGCCGTCGCCAAGTACGGCCCTGACAGTCAGCAAGCCAAAGATGCAGCGGACAAACTCTCGATTGCGCAGGATGCTCTTACTGTTGCCCAGGAACGGGCAAACATGGCTCAGAACAACGTTAACAACTCGATGTTGATGGCTGCACTCACAGTTGTTCCAAGTCTTATCGCAATTGTGAATACTGTTTCAAACGCGGAGAGCATCTGGGAAGGAATACAGTGGGCCTTGAACGCTGCTATGGACGCGAACCCAGCGGCAATAATCTGTCTGGCAATAGTAGGACTCGTGGCAATCATAATCGCAGCTTATAATGCATGCCCGCCTTTCAGGGACGCTCTGAACGCGATTGGCGCGGTGTTGGGGGGTGCTTTGAAGGTCGCGGTAGAAGCGATCACCGTAGGCCTCACCTGGTTCTGGCAGAACGTTATTCAGCCCCTCGCAGGCTTTCTTGAAGCAACCTTAATCGTCGAAGTACAGGCCCTTTCCACCGTGTTAACGTGGTTGTGGCAGAACGTTTTTCAGCCTCTCGGAAGCTTCTTGGAAGCTGTCTTCATGGCAGAGGTTAAAGCACTTTCAGACATCTGCAACTTCCTCTGGAACAACGTGCTGAAACCTCTTGGAGACTTCTTGATCGGAAGCTTCCAAACAGCTTGGCAAGTCCTAGGCGGTATCTTCCAATGGTTCTACAACCTTGTGAAACCCATAATTGATGCTGTCTCTGCTGTAGCTGATACTTTAGGCGGCTTCGTCAACGCCGTAAGCGGAGCAATGGGCGGCGCTGGTAAGGCTATCAGCGACTTCATAGGTTCAGTCTGCTTTGCGCATGCCCTTGCAGGCGCTGCGGACAGCAGCCAGAAAACCATGAACGATTGGGTAGGAATGGTTTCAGACAGCATGAACAAGGGCCTAGCGGCGATTAAAGACTTCAATGCGCAGGCCCAGATATCAGGAGCTTTAGGAGTAGGTGTAACGGGCTTCGGTGGGCCTCTTCCAACTGGACCATCAAAGCCGACTGCTGTCACCATTGTTACTCAGGGCCCACTTGTGAATATCGAGGGCAGCGCGGACAAGGCAACAGCGGATCTAGCCTCAAAACAAGTGCTTCAAGCATTGCAAACAATAATAGTGGAGCCTACGAGCTCAGCTGCTGCAGCTACTCAGAAAAGAGTCCGACGGGGGAGCGTGTTTACCTAATGCCGTTGTTGGTTGAACAGGAAAGACAGGTTGCTCAGGAAGCGAACCTGATAAATGACCCAACGACATACGGGTTCGGTACTACTTGGGCAACCGTTAAAGACTACGGAAACATCACCTTAGGCTCTTCAGCAATCGTGTTGATAAAATTTGACTTTGAATGTGCCGCTGTAAACATTTCTGATAACGTTTGGTTGAGGGTCAAGGTCGGGAGCAATTACGTCTACGGGCAAGTGCAACATTATCCCGGTGGTTGGCAAACCGTAGGTATCGCAATATACCTAGCAGCTGGAACTTATGATGTACTCGTTGAGGGCAAATACTCAGGCGCCTATGGGTATATTCGCAACTTCCAGGCAGGTATCAGCGTATTCAATGATACTCAAGGAGCAAACTCGAGAACTTACAGCTCAGGTATCGCCTTAACCGTTGCGAACAGAAACACCCCCGCGGGCGCATTACAGAATGCTTGTTATCTCGTTCAATGCTGGGCAACGACCTCTGGGGGATACACAGCTTTTGAAAATGTCGGTGACAACTTCACGAATGGCGTGAGCGTCTCCATAGGTGGCGCGCAAGTGAATTGGGACGAACGGATTCAAGATGATTCTGGCAATGCTGTCTCAGGTATTGCATGCGCTAAATGCGCGCAAAGCCTTGTAGTCGGATCCAGTCACACGGTCACGATAAGCAAGAGGAATGCGAGTACAAGTGTTATAATAAGCGTTATCGCTTGCCCATGGATTCTTCCAAACATCCTACATGTACCCGTGAACATTTACTTCAGCCAGGGCAGCACGCTATACTGTATGCTTGAGCCGCTGTTCCTGAATGCAATAAAGTTCGTAGGAGTGGGGGCAATTCATAGCATAACGTGGGGCACGGTAGACGATTATTACAGTAGCCTCTCCGGAGCGGATCTCGTACCCTTTTCTTTCATGATGGATATTGAAGACATTCTTAACAACAATCTAATCGTGTACGGCCTAGGCGGGTGCATTGGCATTATAGGAGTTGACGCGCGCTAGGGGTGGGTGGAATGGGTACAACTCTTGACGGTCAAAGCTTAACGGTGACAAAGTGGGGCGAAGACGTCTCTGTTCAAGCTAGCCAATGGGATGCTTGGAGCGGTTCATCTTACAAGCGTAAGGTCAAAGTCTACGGCATCGTCCGCACGTACACTGTTGACTGCATCGAGAACGCCGTTACATGGGCAAGTAGCCTTGTGAACCGTTTTGAAACAACAGCCGTGAATGGAAATACAGTAGTCTTCAGTAGTGACCAGGCAGTTAGGCCCGTTAGCAGCGTGAGCGTGTATGTTTTGAAGGTATCGTGGACGTTGGAAAATATTGCGGGAAAGAACGTTAGAAAATTCACGCTTACACTTCAAGAAGCACAGTGATTTTCTCAAGTACCAGGTTATTGTGGGTTTTGAGTATGGTGGAAGTTGATGTTCTGGAAAATTTCGGGCGAGAGGCTGAGCTGCGCAAGAAATGGATGAAGAAGTGGCAGTTGCTGGGAGCTCGGATCCTGCGTTTTCCAAAGTGGATGCAGGTCATCATTCTTGAAGACGTGAACACCACGATTGAGAATCGTGTGGCTACGATGGAAATGATACTGCGGAGCAAGAAGCGTGCGCGCGGAGGGGATCTCTAAGTTGAGGAGGCATGCTAGAAAAGCCGAGTTGGATGCTGAGGGGCAGTTGATCCAGAAGTGTTACGTGGCAAATCCTTTGGATCACAGTCTTGGTGAGCAGGTGCCGTTCGTGGTTGACACTGGGGCTAGCTGCATCGTTATCCCATTGAAACTGGCTAAAAAGCTGAAGCTCAAGTCTGTCGGTGGGGGAGAGGGCGTACTTGCGGATGGGACGAGAGCCGCGTGCCAGATGGCGTGGCTGTACATAAACGTGGACGGGGACGGCCTGCCCACGATGGCTTTGATTATGAAGGATGCGCAGCCGCTCTTGGGCTTGGACGTGATGAAGATGCTGCAGTTGCAAATCGACCCTGTGCGCGAGAGACTTCTGAAACCGCTCAAGAGGTTCAAGCTTGTGAAATTCTTTTTCAAAAGGGGTGTTCTTCCATCCAGAACTTCGTCCTGAAAGTTTTGACCAGAAAGGCGAGGGGAAGAAGTATTCCGCCGAGCCGGAGGCTGTTGTACACCGTTTACTTCAGTCTGGGCACGATTGCATTGCTTTCAGGCCTTGAAACCGCTCACATGGCTTTTCTGCACGGTTGGAACAGCGAGGTTTTCGCGGTAATCACAGGTTTCATCGGAACGGTTAGCGGCGTTCTAGTCGGGCAGCATGCTTAGCGCGCATGCTTGTTCCGAAATTGGCCTAAAATGGTTTTTATTCGCCCTTCATCATCTAGGGACGGCTTTGGGCTTCGTGTCCGTTCTTGATTTCTTTGGGGATTTTGTCTTTCTCGAGCACAGGAGAAACGGGCAAACCGGAATTAAAACCATTTTTGACCATTTTAGGAACACGCATGCGCGCTTGAAGCTTGCCATTTTTCGGTAGCAGCAGGCGCGTGGATAACTCGCATTCTGTTCAGTCATCATCCTAGTGCGTGTGTTCCCATTTTTTTCTGTATAGTCAAACCGAAAAAATCGTGGGGAGGTGAAAAAAACATGAAAATGACATTAACTCAGGGAGTGATTTTCGCAACACTCATCCTAGCGACGATAGGTGGCGCTTTGCAAGTTCTCGCAACGGAGTTGCAGACCGTTGACTTATCATGGATGGGTTCATACCAGACGCCTTTTCTAGCGTTCTTCCAAAACGCATGGATAATAATCGTTGTGACGTTCCTCTACAACGTGTTCATGTACTTCCGACAGAATCAGCTTGCTGCACTAAAGCAAACTGCAGAGTTGTACGATTGGAGAAAACTTGTCACTACACTCGCGTGGTTCACGGGAATCTTAGGTCCCATGGCAGCTTTAGTATCTGATGTCCAGGTGAAAGGCATAATTTCTCTGATTGTGGTACTCGTAACCGCTTTTACACAAGAGATTTCAAAAATATTCAGCACAGACACGAATACACAACCCTCAACAACAACCACACCCCAGCAAACACCACAACAAACACAAACACCACAACAAACACTCCCAGAAGGCCAAATCGGAACGTACCAGGGATGGGGCGTTTACATCAAGAACGGCTATCTCATGGTTTATCCGCCTTCAAGCATGGTTGCAACTTTTGGGCAAATGATGGGGCTCGGAAGCGTCCAGGGATACCCGTCGACAACCGACTTTATGAGCATGGCCAAAACCTTCATAGACCAACAGATAGCACAGTACAACTATCAACAAGCGCACCCACCGAACCCAGCGCAAGAACCCCAACCACCCCAGCCAGTGACGCCTGCAGGGTAAACCTCTTTTAATCAAATTTCCCTTTTTTCCCCTCTTTTTGTCATTTTAACTCCTCGTCAGTGGATACTAGGTGCTAATGGTGAGAAGACGAAAAGAGTATTTCAGGATTCGAGGTTTTGTCAGACGTTACGATCGTGAGTCTGGCAAGTTTACTGTCAATGTATCCTATGAAACGGCGGCTCCTGAGCCCTCGGAAAGAGTTGTTGCGGTTGCTGAAGGCTTCGGTCTAGGCTTGGACAAATGGGAAAAGTTTGTGATATACGATAATGTTGAGATATCACTTTCTCCAACGGACATTGTGTACATCACGGGTGACAGTGGCAGCGGCAAGAGTGTTCTCTTGCGAGCTCTGCTCGAGGACCTCGGAGACGAAGCAGTCGACATGAACGCTGTTCCGAAAGAACCTGCTCGGCCACTCATTGAGACGATCGGCAAGACGGTTGAAGAGGGCCTGGAGCTACTCAGCCGTGTGGGCCTGAATGACGCTTTTCTTTTTCTGCGATGCTACGATCAGCTTTCGGATGGCCAGCGCTACCGGTACCGGGTTGCGAAGCTTGTTGAAAGCGGCAAGCAGTGGTGGGTGATGGACGAGTTTTGCGCGACTTTGGACAGGGATACCGCGAAGATCGTGGCGTTTAACGTGCAGAAGCTTGCCCGGGCTCTGGGAAAAGCTGTTGTCGTGGCCACGACTCACACGGACCTGTTCCAAGATTTGAAGCCCAGCGTTCATGTTCACAAGCGTTTCGGCAGGGAGATATCCATCAAGTATTACTCGAATGAGCCTGCTGGAGAGTGCAGCCTGATGAGCGAAATGCGCGTTGAAGAGGGCACAACCGAAGATTGGAAGCAGCTGGCAAGTTTTCATTATCGCAGTCACCGAGTCGGTGCGGTTCGCAGGATTTTCTGTTTGAAACGCGGGGAGGAGTTGTGCGGCGTGATCGTTTACTGTTACCCGCCGCCTGAAGCCTACGGGCGCAGAATGGTCTTGCCCAAAATGACGATGAAAGAACTGAACCTGAAGCTAAGCATTATCAGTCGCGTTGTTGTGCACCCGAAGTACAGGACGATGGGCCTCGGCTGCCGGCTTGTCCGCGAAACTCTGCCTCTCGCCGGCACAGAGTATGTTGAGTTGCCAGCGGTTATGGCCAAGTACAATCCCTTCGCAGAGCGCGCTGGCATGCGGAAGATAGCTGAGCAGCAACCGTCGAAAGACGTCTTAAGAATTGTAAAGGTGCTTGAAGAGGTCGGGTTTAAGGTTCAGCTGCTCGGAAGCGAACGTTATGTTTGTGATGCCCTTCGAGAGCTCAGCAGTGGGGACTTGGAGGCAGTTAGGGAGGCCTTCGCTAGAGGCGGGCACGTGCGCTTCTTGAAGTATTTCAATAGTGATCTTCCGTTCGGGCACAAGGAAGACTACAGGAAAGCGGTTAGGACTGCGGGCGTCTTGAAGCTTGCAGGACTCATCAAGATTTGCGGTTTTCTTTTGCAGACCAAAGTCTATCTCTTCTGGCAAGCCTCAGGGGGACAAATAAAATGAAAAAACAGACAGGCATGGTGATTGATTCTCAAATCTGGAAAGCCTACCGGGGTCTTTGCAAGCGTGAAAAGCTGCGC